TTGATTAGCGCCATTGATTAAATCATTCGTTAATTTTTGCTGTGCAGCCGCCATATTTTCTCCGCTGAATATCTGCGCAATAGAGCCGGTTATCTGCGGAATCATGGTACCAATTAAATCTGTGGTTTGTTTAAAACCTCCTGCAAATGCACCCGCTAGGACATTTCCAGCTTGTCCAGCATTGGCTTTTAATATGTCGACGCTGTCGTTGAACTCGTTTAAATGGTCTAATGCTTCTTGTGACAGAATAAGTCCTGCTGCCTGTGCTGAATCGCCCAGTTGTTTAAGGACCTCAGCACCGCCTTCAATAAGGGGATTTAATTCTCTTGCAGACCTGCCAAATATCTGCATTGCAATGGCGTCCCGTTCGGTTTCGTTCTCGACTTTGCCCAAGGCAGCAATCACATCGTTAAAAACCTCTTCGCTATCCCGTAATTTTCCCGTGGCGTCAGTAATGGGAACGCCCAATTGCCCAAATGCTTCTTGCAGCCTTTTGTTACCGTCCCTGGCGTTCGCCATGTTTCTTATCATCCTAGACATGCTGCCAGTCATGGTTTCTAGGGAGACATCGATAAGATCAGATGCATACTGAAATTTTTGGAGCTGTTCTGTTGACAGCCCAGTTTGAGCTGCAAGAGTGTTCAGATCATCGGCAGCGGCCGCCGCTTTAATCGTCAATCCAGTAAGGGCTGTTCCAGCCGCTACTACGGTGCCCGTATAAACCTTCAGGCCCTTTCCCGCTATATTAACCGCGCTGGCCACCGTTTTTATACCGGCATCGGTAATCTGTGCCGAAACTCTTGCCGCTGTTTTTAGCCCATTGATTACTGGCTCCAGCTTAGAAGCCACTTCTACAATCTTGTTCTTTACATTCTCAAAAGCAGTGCCAATGACCGATACCGATTTTTGCTCTTCCTTTAAGCTGGACAGTTTCGCTTTTGTGCCTTCTAGTTCCCGCTGGAATGCCCTGTATTGCTCTGCACTTATCTCGCCGCGTTTAAATTGCTCGTTTACCTGCTTTTGAGCTTCTTCGAGTATGTCCAGCTTTTCCTTTGTTGCCGCAATCTCTTCTTTCAGAATTTTTTGCTTCTGGGAGACCAGAGTGACATTGTTTGGATCTAACTTTAAAGCCCTATCTACNGCTCTTAATTCGCTCTGTAGGTCCTTGGTGGTTTTATTTACATCCTTGAGAGCTTTTTGCAGAGGAGATGTATCACCACCAATGGTCACAGTAATGCCTTGTATGCCTTTTGCCACGTTTTCACCCCCGTTCTGGGCCAAATCGCTTCCTCAATGTCTTCCTGTCGGGCTTGGTTTGTTGCAGTAACCAGCATTTTTCAAGATATTCTCGCCCTTCTTCTGTTTGCATCAATTTGTATATATAAGCGTCTCTACGCAAACGTAAATATTCGTCGATGGGTAATTCCTGGATTTGATAGTAATTCAGACCTGTATGCTCATGGATCAGTCGCTCCCATGCGGTTGTGCACTCGAAATACTGTCCCCCTCCGTCTCCCTCTCCTGGGATCGAGGGGATTTTGAGTTTGGGTCGCTGGTTTGTCCAGCTACGAANTTTACGTATGCTTCAAATAAAATTTGAATATCCTCGATATCNAATAGCTTCTCGACATATTCNTTNTCAATNTTTTTGCCCTGGCGATTATTAGAAAGAAGCTCGGCAGCCATCTGGTATACGTATTCAACCTGTTCAGCATTAGCAATTTCAAGCTCTGCCAAGGTATTCTGCATTTCGATCAGCACATCAAACATGTGTTTTGTAGGCATGCGAACAAGTATTACATTGCCATCTGTTAATTTCACGTTCAGAACCCGCTTTTGCACTTTCGTAAAATCCAGCATATGAACCCTCCCTTAAAGCTGAGGGCGGCCATTAAGCCGCCCATTAACTTTACTCTTCCGGTATTTCTTCCTCATAAATAATCTTCGTGCCTTCATNNTCCATCGGTAGCGCCTTAAATTCGGCNTCGATAACNGTTTCTTTATCCTTGGCAAATGCCAAAGTGAATCCAGCCTGATTGTTTCCTACAATAGTGACACGTATATCGCCATCAACCTTATCCTCATGCACAAATCTCAACACATACTTCTTGCCATCCTGATTATTCAAACCACCAATCTTAACCGTTCGCTTGCCGGTCANNGTATCCTCCGTTACCCTTGCAGTAGAGCACAGCTTGGCAAGAGTTGTGCCACACCAAGTCATTATACCGCTCTTAAACGTGACTTCTTCCTCTGTGAGTATAACTTTGCTTACCAAGCCCAAGTCATCTTTTGCTTCGTAATACGTGGGTTTGTATTCGAGCGTTGCTCCCCCTTGAATTAAACCCAGCAGATTGTCTTCTGCCTCTAGGGTCGCATTATCAGGAATAGTCCCCGTAAACTCCATAATATATAACTTCCCCGACCCCAGTACAATTTTCTCTTCTGCTGTAGGCATAAATTAACACCTCCTAAGTTTTTCGATTAAATCGAATTCATATACAACCTGAAAGAGCTTTTGATTGTCAATCCATGCTTCCGTTTTTCTATAATGAATTTTTGCGCTATCGAGTATAGCCTCTAACTTGGCCTCAGCCACCAAATCTTTTTTGTCCGTATAAAGTTCAACATGCACAACACTGCTTCGTATCAATGCTTCACTTGTATCGGCGCCATAGTTATCTTCATCTGGTGCCCAGTACACTATAAACGGTGGAGGAGGTGGAGGATTTTTCGGATCCGACACGAAATGATGATAAGCTACAGGATACCCTGTTTGTTTCAGCAGCGTATATAATTCAGCCAGTGTCATTCTTTATCGCCTCCTCTATGCGCCGCTCAAGCTCTTCNATGGCCTTCTCCTCATTTGGCTTTATATGCGGTATGCCTGCAACTCTGCCACCACCTCTTTTGGCGTGCCCGTATTCCAACAGGTGTGTAAGTTGATAATGCTTGCTATTATATACCCTTACCCTTTTGATTAGATTGTCCTCATATTCCACCTTTGACGTCCAGCTTTTGGCATAAGCTCCGGTCCTTTTGGGGCTATCTCGCTTCAAATTCTCAACCAGTTCTGCAGCAACATCATCAACAACTTGTTTGACCTTGCTTGTTACTTCGTCGGAATATTTTTGTAACTCTTCAGCTATGACAGCGGATATATCATATGGACTGGCAGTTCTAGCCATTTGCAACCACCTTCTCGCAAACTAACTCCATCTCTTCAAAATCTCTCTGGTACGTGCGGATCACTCTGTACAGCTCGCCATTAAATTTTACTTTTCGTCCACCATTGTATTCATAAGCATGCACCACAAAAACGATTTCAGGATTAAGCCCAGTAAGCGCAGCATTATAAAACTCGGTCCTGCTTACCGACCTTACCCCACACAAAATACTCGTTTCTATCTCATCACCCGGTATTTGATTGCCTATCTCGTCAGTAACATAGGGCTGGCTGATTAGGATTAGTTCGTGATCATAGGTCATGATGTATCACTCGCTTTGTGCTTGCTGGCATGAATAAAAAGATTGTGCAATCTGTATTGCAGGTGACGCGGCATGCCGGCGTTGCTATCCCTGCTCTGGTACCGCCAGGTGGCATAGTCTACAACAAACATGAGATGATAAGGGTTGTCCCCATCTAGAGACAACCCTTTCTCGTCCTCCAGCTCCTTTAATACACCCTCAATAATGGCAAGTAAATAGTTATCGCGTACCGCTGTGGTTATGCCCAGTCTTGCTTTGACCATCGATAGTATTGTGCTTGTATCCATTTATATCGGCCCCCTATTTTTTCTTGGGCTTTACATTCTTGCTGGTCGCTTTAACAGTCTGCTGTGGCGGTTCCCCTTCTATTGCAATGTATCCTTTAGCCTGATACTCTTCCAGCTTGTCACCGTCATATATATCACCAACGTGATATATCCTGCCCGTATATTTGCACTTAAACCCTACAATCACCTTCGCCATAATCTAACACCTCAAATTAAGGGTTAGCCACATTAGCCACATCAGCTGCAAAAGTTACCGTAG